ACGGTGAATAGTTCTGCCCACAATTATTGCATTGGACATGACCATGAATCTCTACTGGTATTGTTACCCTGTTACAGATGCTACATATCTCTTCATTCATTTTTTCCCCCAAGGTTTTAATAGATTCTCAGGGAAATTATGAAGTTCACTTTGATCCATCATATAAACTGGGCCGTTACCCAGTTCCCCAAGGTGTTCTTTGTTAATAATCTCTGGGGCATAAGCCCATCCTATTATTTCATACCGAGGCATGGAGCCAACAACAAGAACGTAAGCATCACACTCTGATATTTTTTTTGTTGATGATACAAGTAACCTTCCATTCTTGTGCCTTGTTGTCTTAACATCTACCTTCATACCATGTGCTAAGAAATCATACTTGCCAGGAATAGTAGCAAAATCTGGGTATAGATTACATGCCTTAGCGAAAACAAGCTCACCGCCAACACCTTCTACCTCTGTTTCATATGCAGACATTGTGCCTGCTTTCTGGTTGACTATACCCTTCTTTCTATTAGACGCATACCTTTCCTTGCCCACCAATACTGCAATCATTCTTTCATTTTTATTGAGTTCCATATCAATAGCACCTGAGATATTCCTTCTTAATTTTTTCTAGTTCATCAAAGTAATCTGCTCTTTCTCCTTCGGTTATGTTCCTTACATCCCTTTTGTTTACTGCCATCTTTGCCGCCCATGTATTATAAGCTAGAAGCTCTATCCTTGAAAGGTCTTGAGGTACTATAGGAAACTTGCTTTCCTTTTCAAGTCTTGCTTGCCTCAATGCTTCTCTCATTTCATCTCTTGCTTTATCCAGCTCTTCTATTGTTGGTTTATGCTTATTTTCCTCTTTCATTTCTTTCTCCTTTTAAAATTTTACCACCAAACTTCTTACCTTGATGGAGCCAGTAAAGCATTTCTTTATCCAGCCCCTTTAATCTTGGCAGTTCACTTTCCATATACACAGCCAAGTCTTTCTTGTATGCGAGATTCACGCCAAGCTTATCTTTCCATTGATGTAAACTATTTTCTTTCTTTGAAAGAATATCAAATGCATGTGAATCTCTAGCTAAATAAAATGGTTCACCAAGATGTGGTGAATATAACATAATGTAACCTTGTTTTTTATATTGTTCTCTCCACCTTTCTACTTGAATGATATCAAGTGCTTTGAATGTTTTATCAAGGGCATCCCTTTGTCTATCGGCTATTGTATCACCCTTGGCATCATCAATGAATCCTTTATAAACTTCCCTTGTCTTGTCACCTAACGTCAAAAGAATTAAAGGTTCATCAGGGTCAACCCCTTTCTTTTCTAATACTGCATCAGCATCTGATTCATATTTTCCCACTTGGCATCTCTCCTTCCGTCATTAATTGAGTACGCTCATTGTAGTTAAGGTATATGTTTCTAGGTGCTACACCGTTACGGTTCTTTCTAAGATTAACTATGTACTGTTTGTATTTGTCTGGTTCATTTTCCCCCTTATCTGTATTCTTAATCCATTCATAATAAAGAATCATAAACGTATCAGCATCTTGAGCCAACTGCCAACACTCACCGATGTTTGATAGTTCTGGTTCCTTCTCGCCATCCCTGTTCATCTGTGCTACGACAATCAGTTTAATCCCAAGCGTTGTGCATACTTGCTTGAGCATCTGGTTGTATCTTCCAAGGCTAATCCTCTTGGAGTTCTCTTTAAATGCTAGCTTGTCATTCCTGATGTGTCCTATGTAATCAACAATGACTACCTTGATGTCGTGCCTTGAATGATACTTATGTATCAAGGTTGTTATATGGTTTATATTTTTTGGTGTGTTGTCTGTCATATACAGGGAAGACTCTTCAAGTTTCTCTGCAAATCTAGCCACCAGTTTAAAATCCTCTGGGTTGTTTCCATAATCACCAGTGTCTATCTTGTCAATCTCAACACCAGATAAGATGCTCAATACACGAGTAATGATTTCATCAATGTTCATCTCAAGGTTAATGTATAGAACAGGTACGTTTGTAACAGCTAGGTTCAACGCCATGTTCAATGATAACCCTGTCTTGCCCACACCTGTACTAGCTGCGATGCAATTAACATCTCGCAATCTTTTCATGTATCTATCTAACAAAGGGAAACCTGTCTGGTATCCTCCTGTTTCCTCTGGTGCTTCATACCTTTGCTTCGCATTCTTATAGCCAAGTGATGCCATATCTTCTGGTGAATAAACATCAATCGACTTCTTGTTACCCTCAACCTCATTCATTAATCTAAAAATAATTGAATGAGTATCATCCAATACATCGGATGGGTCATCATCTACCTTGAAGGCATTACTTATGATTGGCTCTACCTGTTTAAGAAACTTTCTCTTAATTGCTAAAGCTTTTACCTTTCTACAATGGTGAGCAAGTGCAGTTGATGTTGGAATATAATCTTCCACATCACTTAACTTTTCAATACCGCCAACCTTGTCTAACAAATTTAAATTCTTTAGCTCTTCAGAGACATTGATAACATCTATCGGCTGTCCTTTCTTGCTAAGATTTATCATTGCTTGATAGGAATGACGACCCACATCAGTCCAGAAATCTTCAACATCCACAAGAGACATGGCTTCATGTACTGCCCCTTGTGAACCTGGATGAAAGATAGAACCAATAATAGAATACTCTGACTCTCTGGAGAATGGAGCCATTCTGCCTACATCAAACACAGGCTTACTCATTTAGCATCTCCTTTCTATATTGTTCTAATCTTAACTGCTCCTTCTGTTGCTGTACTCTTCGTACCTCAGATAGAGAACCGAAGGTTGCTGCTTTGGTACTGTTCAATCTCATAGTTTGAATAGCATCAAACCATTTGATAAAACCTGGAATGTTCTTGGCGTTCTGCAACCAAGGGTCTTTACACTCAAGAAGGAACTTGAATGTATCAACCAGATTCTCATAACCTACTGCGGTAGCAAGAGCATTGATGTTTCTACCTTGTTCTTGGTAGGCTTTATTGCTATGAGGCACACCAAAATGTTCCTCGTATATAGCTTTCAAGTCACCAATGATTTCTCCTGCTGTCTTCTTGGTCATTAGTCCTCCTCATAAAAATCTAAGTTTCGTTGACTAAATCTTTTCATACTTATATCTATATAATCTTGGTTCAATTCTATTCCAATCACCTTCCTTCCTAGTTTGACAGCCATAACTCCAGTAGTACCTGACCCCCAGAAAGGATCAAGCACCGTGTCACCTACCTTACTACCTGCCTTGATACAGTATTCTGGTAGCTTGGGTGGGAATACAGCAAAGTGTGCCTCACTGTATGGCTTGAGGTTAATATTCCATACATCTCTTTTGTTTCTAAACTCACCAGTATTTGTATTGATTGAGTTCATTGAAGTGCCACGCCTTGCATCTGGACGTTCACCTCTGTTATCCCCTGCATATAAAGCACGTTCTTGCAATGCTTCATAGTCAAAGTAATACTGTCTACTCTTGGATAGTAAAAAGATATACTCATGTGACTTAGTGCATCTATCTTTGACAGGCTCTGGCATAGCGTTTGGTTTATTCCATATGATGTCCTGCCTCAGATACCACCCATCATTCCTTAATGCTAATGCTAACAGCCAAGGTATGCCAATCATATCCTTTGGCTTCACACCTTCTACCTTGTTGTTGATAGCTGTTGACTGAGCATTCCTTCTTTCTGGAAACATAGGGTCTACTAAATCTCCCTTGTGTCCAGTACCACAATAGGTATCTCCTATGTTTACCCATAGCGTACCGTCATCCTTTAATACTTTGTGAACTCCACGAAACACCTTGACCATATTCTCTATGTATTCTTCTGGTGTTTCCTCAAGTCCAAGCTGATTGTCAACCCTCTTGGCTCCGCACTTGGGACAAATTGTTTTATAAATTGCGTCACCAACCATAGGATTATTCTTGTGTCCTGTTATGGTATGCTCACTCTTCTTCGAGTCTCTGACATGAGAGCAATCATCTTTACCACCAACCCATGTGCCAGTATCATAGTCACGCAACCCCCAGTAGGGTGGGGATGTGACACAAGTTTGTATTGAATCTTCCTTTATATGTTCTAGCATTTCCATTACATCTCCATGCATAACGAATGGAAAGTCCCAATCATGTTCCATACTTCACCTCCTTTAGTTGAGGTTTCTCTACTAACCTTTGAAGATACTCGTACATGGTTCTTCTCTTCTCAGGATTCATCTGGTTGTAAAGCTCTGTTACCTCTGGTAATTTATGGTTAGCCATCCTTTGTACCCAATCATAAGGCACACCCTTGTCTATCAAACGAGTAACAAATGTTCGTTTGAAAGAATGAACATCAGTGTTCATTACTTCTGGATGTATCTTAGCCACACGTTCCCTTGCACATTGGTACTCATAGTTATTCATGCATTGAACTGGCTCACCCCTATCGGTAAAGATTCGTGGATGGTTAGAGTTCATATTTTTAAATACCATACTCCTTGCGGTATCATTTAAAACAACATAAGCAAAGTCTTCAGTCATATATTCTTCTGACTTCATAAATTCTTTTGGAATTTTGAAGTACCATAACCCACCACATTCTTCATGCAACCATTCCCTTCTTAAGCCACATACTACTGCATCACGCTGTCCTGTATTGATACTGAACAACGCCATGTCCCTCAGATATTCTGGTAGTTCATTTAACAATAGAATTTGGAGGTCATAGTCAAGATGATTTTTCTTTTTAGGCGGAATAAGCCCATAGAAATACCCTTCATCTTTATCTAGCTGTCTGATGGGTGTCCAGTAATCAATCAGTCCATACTCAGCGACTGCTTTCTTACCTATCATGTTGACGAACGCCAACTCTTTGTTGAGGGTAGTAATAGATAGCGTCCTTACTTCTGAACGATCCATTACATATCTATTAAGCACATGGACATCTTGCTTTCTAGATTGTTTCGGTCTAGTGCCAAGATCATTGAGGTACATATCACCAATGTATGGTTGTAACTTATTGTAATACTCAAAGTCTTTGTCACGAGTTTTCTTTGTGGAGAATGAGAAGTATTCATTACATGCTTCTTCAAATGTAGCTTGCTTGTGTTGCTTCCCATGCTCCAACTCACTAATGATAGTAGCCATAGCTAATTGAGCCTTGCCCTTATCTTTAGTGCCTGTGCTTATTCGCTTTCGCTTTCCCCCGAAGTATCCTTCAACCTGCCAGTAGGGGGAATGCTTTCTTCTGCCGAGTTTGAGAGTGCATCGTTGCATTGCTCGCCTCCTTGCATTCCGTCTGCGTTAAGGTTAATATTTCTTTCTTCTTCCTTCCTTTTTTCTGCTTTCCTCATAGCCATATTGATTTTGTTTTGTTGCTTTTGTTTCGCAATGTAACCAGAGTTCTTTAAATCTTTATCAGCTTTCTTTTTTAATTCATCTACTCCTACAATTCTAAGTAGATTTCCTTTTCCATCAAAGATTTTAACTGGGTATAACATTAACACCTCCATGTAAAAGTTCTCATAATAAAAAAAGCACACAATGATGGGTGAGGAGGAGGAAAGGAGGGAGAAACTCCCCTACCCATCATGTGTGCGGTTGCTAGCTGATTGCTCTTTGTCTGTCATTAACAATTAAGGGGCAACAGACGTTTACCTCACAGACGTAGAAGGCAGAGCAAGCGGTTTATACATGTCCACTAGCATCGGGATACATGTTCAAAGGAGGCCCCTCATGTCACTTCTAAATTGCTATACCATCTCCATAATCTTCAGAGACAGGAACACCACCCTCAATGGGTTCACTGCCACCATCACTACCTTCCCACCGTTTTAGATTTTTGAACTGAGCTTTCTTCAGATCAAGCATCATTTTGAGTGTGACTTCGCCAGTATCTCTATCCTTCTGAGGCTCTGGCATATAGGTACTAACAGCAAGTCTGCCGATAGAACCAGAAGCAACCTGTATTCCTTCGTTAACTATGAAGTCAGTTACATTTCTTCCTTCACAATCCTCAAGGACAGGTTGCATGGTTACTGTCTTGCCATTCTTTTGGAATGCGGCGTTGCATCTTGCCGTGATAACATAGTTATCATCCTCATCCTTCCAATAGGGTGGCTTAGTAGCTTTGAATCTGCCTTTGTATTCTTCTTGTGCCAAAGCCCAGACATCATCTATCTGTTTTTTGAAATCAGATTTATCAAATTCATCTTGGGTAAAAGTAACCTTGACACTATACCTTGCGTTAACATCTGTACGCTCGGCTGGAACACTACCTCCTTGACCATCCCTTGCAGAGTTACTCCACTTGCTGGGCTGATCCAACCAAGGATAATTAAATGTTCCGATTGGTGTTAGATATCTTGCTTTCTTCTTCGTAGCCATTGATTAGCTCCTCATTATTTAATTAAAAGTTTCCTGACTCCCTTGGAATCAGTTTTAAAGGTGGCGATTTCATCGCCTTCATGATCCACCAAGACACCACCCTCTTTCATATGATGGATAATCTTGTTGGCATGTCGTAACTTTGCCTCGCTCAAATCCTTTATCCCACTCTTAATATCTTTAAGTTCATTGACTGCTTTATTGATATCTGTCGTTGAGATAATCAAATCTTCGCTCGACTCTGGAAATTCCTCTCTGAGTTTTTGGTTGGTAGATAAGGTATAGCCAACGTCTGGTTCTATACCCTTAGTTATACAATCCCATATAGCTTTTTCTTTTTCTAGTAAAGCATCCAATTCAATATGACTGAAGTTGAATGAATGTATTTCTAATGTAGGGGGAAAGCCCATAAACAATACAGCCAGGTCTGCCTCATGTATACCAAGCACCAAGCAGTAATGTTTTATCTGGGAACGATAGTTTGAAGGAATGATACCACTGCCGTCCTTTCCCCATTTGTTTCTGGAATAAGCTGTCTTACATTCCAGAATTCTTTTCTTGCCTACAACTCTACGATCAACATGGCAACCCATGAAAGGCTCACCATTATATAGATACTTCTTATTCCACACAGTACGATTGTCTCTTCGTACTCTATTGCCTGTCCTTTGTGTATATGATCTTGCTATGTAATCTTCTAACTCATGACCAATATCAAGGTGAGGTGCTGGTTCAATACGATCATCCCATTCTCCCCTCTTGACTTTATACAAATAGTATTCGTCATGATAATCGTTTGTTCCGTCTGCCATTGAGGCATCCGTACCAAATAAACCTTTCTTCCTGTCTTTAAGCTGTTGCTTAGTAAGACTCATAAGCTATCCTATAACAATCAGTTAGTAAAGTCAATGGGAAATGGGGGCCGAAGCCCCCATAAATCAGTTGTTTCCTGCCTTTTTAGACTTGTCCCAGTAGTTTACCATCACCTTACACAACTTCTTAAAGGATGGTATATCCAAGAACTTCATAGCTTTATACTCTTTGTCCCAAGCAGGATCGTTTGATTCATATGTATCATCTCCCATTATTAATAATGATTCATTCATAACATCATCAAACTCTTTTCTTGTCATAACTTATGCCGCCACTGCTATAGGTTGCCATTCTGCTTCAGTAAGGTCAACGATCTTACCGCCCAACTCTTCAAGTTCACTCGCCCTGTCATAGTCAGTTACATCCTGACTGTATGCTGTAACAGCATTGAGTAAACCATACTGACTTGTATCACCACCCTCAATCAACTTGCGAAGGATACTGCTTTGCTCTCCTTGCAACAAGCCATGAGTAGCACCAAGAACTTCGATGGCTTTGACAGGATTGCCTTCAAGCTTACGCTCCGTAGTGTCACGCAACTTATCGACATGACCTTCAAATATCTTCTCATCAAAAGCCGCCTTCACTACATCACGAGCCTTCAACATGAATGCTTTGTCATCAGCCCTCAATGTTTCATCCGACAAGATACTGTAAGTGCTGTCATTAACATCAGCCCTTGCACCTACATGACGCTTACCGAACTTGGCATCGTTCACCTTCATACCATTAGCACATACAAGCCGATGGATGAAAGGTGCTACCTCGAACTGACCGCATCCAATCTCAGAGTTACTGATCCAAAGACCAGCCTCAACAATATCACCCTTCTTAATCTCGCTAATCATCTTGTGCATGACAGCTTTAATGTAAAGTTTCTTTTCAGTTACTTCACATGAAGCAATCTCAAGTCCATTCTCTTGTTGCTCTAACAAGAATGGAAGTAAGTCTTCAGCAATATTAACATTGTCAATACGCTGATACCTACTAGACATTATACCACGCACCTTACCGAAGAGTGTCCTCACCATCAATTCCTTTGGCTCTTTATGAAGCCAATGGTTTGCATTGGTAGCCAGTAAATCTGGAGCATCAGCTAACATCCTGTCAAAATACTTGGCAGGTATACCAAACTTAGATGCCATCTGGCGTGAGGCATGTTGAGTCAAAGGCATATCAAGTGCATCACCATTGATCGCATCTCTCATGGAAATTTTTAAATCTCCATTGGCGTGGACATGCATGAGTTGGGAGGGTGATATGTAATCCTTCTTGTTATCAGCCTCATGTTGGATAGCCTTTGCCAACTCTACGATGCTAGTCTTTCCCTGTTTCATTTCGTTTCCTTTCGTTAGGATTAAATTAAATTAATTAAACTAGGTACTCTGTGAACTCGCACCTCCTTTCTTATTTAGAGTGGTTCTTCTTGTTAAACTCTTTGATAAATTCTTTTAAAGCTAGTGGTTCTTTTCTTTGTTTGATTGCCTTCTCTACTCTATGAACTACTTCTGGACTGCCATATTTCTTGTGAACATTTAACATGGTAAAGGCTGTGTTGTACTTGAGTTTATCCTCTTCAGATAATTTATTATAATCAGATGGAGATAACATAGACATGCTTATCATTCCAGCTCTGGACTTCTTAACTATCTGCTGATTAAACCTTGAATACTTCGCAACCTTTTCTGATGTAGTCATTCTTCTTAGTCCAACATTATGGATAGCTTTGAACTCATAGCCCTTATCTTTTTTCACAATGTATCTTGCTGAGACTAGGAAGTTAGTCTTGTCTCCATTATAAGACACATCACCATGAGCTATGTCAGACAACTCTTCATAGGTAACTTGGTCGTCTTCTTTCATTGACAATAATCTTTCAACCAAAGCACCAGTTTCATAGGCTCTCTGAAACTTCTTCCTCTTTGCTTCTGAATCAAGAACTTCAACTTCAGTAAACGGATACTTAACTTCTGGTTCTGTTTCTTTTTTCATTTTGATTTTCCTTTCGCTAGGATTAATAAAAGAAAGTCTACAATCTTTTGCAACATCCAACTAATAGGATGCCATTGTCTCCACATCCTAATCACCTTACCCTTATTATGTGTCTTACTATGTAAGGTTCTATACAAGGACAGGATAGACTGATATCTGTCGTCAAGTTCCTCGTATTCTTTTAATCTTTCAACGTATTCTTTATATAATCTTTCATAATTTTCCTTTGTGTCCTTTAGTTCTTGGTAGTATTCCCAACGCTTTTGCTTACCTGTTCTGTCATAGGCATACAGGTCAGCAGACTTTGCGTCTTTCCATTTCAAGCTACCACCGAACCCATACTTCACACCCTCAACAGGCTCTCTTGCTTTCCATTTTATTTGATGATGTCCGTTGCGAGTATGGTACTTGCGTAACTTCCACATCAAATCCAATGGTACATTCTTTAGTATTGAATTTAATTTACTCATCTCTAACATCTCCTCTGAATGGTAGGTTTTCTAATGCTTCACATATTCCTTTGACTGTTACTGTTACTTCTACTTCATCTACTATCCACCCATCTCTCCTGTACTTGTTAGCCTCCGTCATGGTGTGGATAAACTGCTCACTATTTATTCTCATATCAGGATGAGCGATCCTGTATAGCTTCATGACTCTGCTCATTAGTCACCTCCTTTGAATACAATTCTATCAACTTCGTCATTACTAAGTCGTCCTTTTGTTTCTTTCATCTCTTCCTTAATAGCTCTATCAATAATAAAGAATGCATGTATATATTCTGTATCTTGCGAGGCTCTCACTTCAGACAAGAAGCCTTCCCTTAATAAAGCCCATGATTTTTTAACATCATTAGTTAGATTCATCACTCACCTCCTTCCAAGTTTTTCCATCGTCATTAGAAACTTCTATCGTAATAATTTTTTCGTTTTGGTAATCAATTTCCTTGCCGTCTGTGTATTCAAAATTACCATAAACATCTTCAACATCTTTGAAGTCATCCTCTATATACTCTGATATTAACGTGCATGATGTTGTTATTCTCCAAATTGTTTTAGCCATCACTCTCCTCCTTGTAATAAAAAATAATTTTTCCTTCTATATCCGCTATTTGTTCTCCCTTTTCATTTGTTGTTATTGCTCTTTGATCTGCTTCTATTTGGAGTGTGTCTGTCCATTCCCAATTAGTATGTCCATAGTTATCTATACAGTAATCATCTATAACGTCTGTTAATTCTTTTATCATTTTATTTCTCCTTTGTTAGATAGAATCTACTGGCAATCCATAAGCCAGTATAGAATACAGTCATTGCCATGACTGAGTAAGCACCGCATATTAATAACATCTCCCACCAACTGGGTAGATTGGTGACATAATATGTTACCCCTGTAACACCATCTGTTTTATGTGCCATAAGAATTAACTTATCATTCGTAGTCATCGTACTCACCTTTCATTGGGACAGTAAGCTTAGGATATTTTTCTCTTACTACATATAAACAATCACTCTGCTTTGTTTTTGTAATACTCTTGCCATGCTCTACTCCCTGACAGTAGCCTTCATCCCATGCTTCTCTCAACAGATCAAACAATGTGCTTCCACTAATCATTGTGTTTTTCATTCATCCTCCTTTCTATTTAGCTTTGGCTTTTCAATACACTCATCTACCAAATGTTTAGCTACGACAAGTTTGATTTCATCTACTTGATTCTGTAATTTTTCTATGCAATCAAGCAAGTCACTCAATGATTCCTTGTTTAGTTTCTCCAGATCAAGAAGCCTCTTGGTTAGAGAGGCACACACACTAGCTGTATCTTCTATGAACTTGTTCTTTTGTGGAGTCCACATCCATCTTTCACTATTCATACTAAGTCTCCTGTTTGTTTATAGATTTCATCACGCATATCACTTGCCGTGACACCCCATTCTTTCAACATCCTTACTGCTACATCAGGGTAGTCATACACTAGCTCATCAAGATCAGTAGTTTTATCTACTGTTCCATACCCTGCATCAACAATGACATTGTCGTAACTAAAACGCCTGTCATTTACATCACTATAACCTCCAGCACTGTACCAATAGCCATAATTTCTATGGTAGTCTGGGTCTTCCTCTCCTTTCTTTCTCTTCTCTTTTAGTTTGGAATAGTCCAAGTCTATTAGACGTTGGCGTAACTTCATCAGGAACCCAGCATCTAATATTTCTTTACTTGAATGTGCATACTCATAACCAATAGATAGATTTGTGCATTCACCAACCAGATCAGTATAGTTATCTGTATCCGTGAACGAACCTGTATCATCAGGCTTGTACTTCATGCCTATCGCATCAGCTAATGAACCTGCAAACTCATTACTACAGCACCGCATCATTCCTTGGTGGGTGATAACATCCCTCGTGCCTTTACGATCAAGGGCTATTGCATACTTGATACCATCAAGTAATTCGGGAGTATGTTTTTCTATGTAAGAGGAACCCTTCCCTCCTACCTCTTCAGCCCTATGGAATATATACATGCCGTCTTTCTTAGCACGAATCATTTCCAACATGAGCCATACTCCTGCAGTATCATCAGCACCAAGACAAGCTTTCTTTTCTTTCTGATCTTTACGTCTGATGTACTGCCCCTTGAAATCGACAGCTTGGAAACCCTCTTTGCTATGCACTGTATCTGTATGACACGACCACATAACTGTCGGGTTGTCACCGATTACCTTCACAAGATTACCTGCCTTATCACTTATTACACCGACAGGTTTAATGAAGTTATCAATGAACGCTTCATCCGTTTTGGAATAAGCAGGTCTGCAATATGTCAACATCTCTGCTATTTGTTCTATCAATTAAACCTCCTCTCTAGTTAGTTCTTCTTGCACAGAAGAATCATCAACCGATTGTGCTACTGTTACAGAATAATTAATAATAATTCCTAGGCATCCGCTATTCATGAATATATATTCATCACTCGCTTCAACACAGGAATCACAGATGACATCTCCATCCTTGTCATAATTCTGACTAGTATCATGCGAACTTCTCGCACAATTACAATGATTGCAAGTGAATGCATCGTTTTCATAACAATAACCACACCATCCATCGCAATCTACTTCAAACCAATCATCGTTATGTGCTACCTCTTCACAGTTGTAACAAGTGAAGAAGTCTTCTTCGCAACCAACACATACCCTGCCGTCATGGTGGTACATACCAGACATATCATCAGGGGCGTAATAGCCATCGCAAGCGAAGCAATACTCTTCTTCTTGCCTACGATTTGGTGTCCCATCAATCTGGTCGGCAATATAGTCAACGCCATCTTCATTGCGAGTTATCTCTAGATAATTTCCGTGATCTATAATGCCGTCATCACCATCAAGATAAGGAACAATAACACTTCCATTATGCTCCCAACGGTACATCTTGGCTCCCCTGATATGTCCTACTGTGTACCCCATATCTGAGAGTCCCAATTTTAATTTCTCCTCCCATCCATCTCTTCCCTTGAAGTAACCTGTGTTACCATTACCTGATATAATTTTCTTATCAGGCCAGACTAAAACACGGGATTTCACTAGGTTGGGATTGTCTGAAGAAACTATGTGAGCAATCGCAAGATCACCGTACCCATAAACTTCGCAAGGCATAATGGGTTTGCATTTGTACCCACTATTACTATGAAGACGGCTTCCTTCTGGTTGATATGTCATACACGAGGGGCAACCCCTGTGTTTTTCTGGCACATCATTGCCAGTTATGACATATTCACTGCCATCTTCTCTCTCACGAATGTCATGGAGATTTCTTGAGTGTGATAAAACCCAGTTGATATGATCTGGATTCATGGCTAATAATACTTGTGGTTTATTAACCATTCTGAACAAGTCGATTGCCATTTCTTCTAGCATTACTTCTACAACCTCTGAGCTGTAGCCGTATCTAGATTGCAACCATTCACAAAAGAAATTCCTGACATATCTTCTTACCTTAATTACTTTCTGAGTGTCCGCTTCACCTCTGCGTTCATCCTCAGTATAAGCAACCAACCCTTTACCCTCTACATCAACATGAGCATAATGTCTTTGAGTATCAGGGTTTTTATCTAAGAAGCGGCGGATACTTGAAGGCAACTCTTTGTATACGCCTGTCTCGAACCTCTTTCGTTCTCGTTCTTCCCAGAAAACGGTG